AAGTTAGCACGTTGCATAAGCATCTCTTGCTGTGCTTGCTTTGCTTTAGTGCTTTGCCCCCAGATAGACATCACTCCACCAAGTATGGTAGAGAAGAGCATAGTGATTAGTTCTAGAGGTAAGCCAAACATTAATTAGATATACTATTTGGTATGCCTGATACAGAGGCTTTAGCTAGGGGTAGTACACTAGAAACTTCATCTAGGCTTTCTATTATACCCGAATAGTATAACTCTTTAGCTACACGGTTATCCATTCCTGCTGAGTTTGAACCTGCGTCTTTTCTTCTCATCTGTTTAGCAAACTCTACAGGATTTTCGTCTTTAGCAGCTTTTAGTACGGCTGTCCACTGTTTACCTGCCTTTTCTCCTCCTGTATTAAACGCTAGTGAAGTTAAAGCATTTTTATACTTGTAATCCAACTCATCCCAAGACATATTTATCTTTTTAAGTTTAGAATCCCACCCCTTTGTACGGGCTAAAGAAAGTTCTGCTTCCATATCTCTATAGAGTATTTCTGTTTTTTGATCCTGAGACAGTTCAATATAGGTTCCATCATCCTCTTTAAACTTGATTCCATGTATCTTGCCAGAAGTGTTCTCAGAAGCTTTCACTTTATGTCCAAATCCTACATCCTTACTCTTTTCATTAGTAGAAAGGCTTTTCTCTCTTTTATCATTAGTAGGAACGGGTGTTGATCCGTGATCTGTTTCTGCTTTTTTTCCTATAGCTAAATAAAAGTTATTAGTTTTTTCTTTTTTAGATTCTTTAATAGGGCTAAACTCTGGGCCTCTAGGACTCATCAGACCCTCACCTGTAGGCACTTTGGTGTCTTCTACAGGCGCTGGGGCTTCCCCAAAGGTTGACTCATCAGAAGGATCGCCAATAGCGTCCACATTAGGGGTTTCTTCTTCAGTGTCATCTGAATCAATCTCCTTAAGCATGTCTAGTAGTATGTCAGTTGTTAATTTTGGTTTTGCTGCTTCAGGCATTGCTACTTCTTCTATCTCAGTCTGAGCAGGTAGACCATTACGTTTAGCTATACCAAGGTCATCCATCTGCATACGTAGTTTATCTAAGTCTTCTAAACCACTGTAAGGTTTATCTCTGGACTGTGTTATGCCTATCCTATCTCTAAGAGCAAGGTTTTCCTCAGAGGTACGCCTAGTCTCTAGGTCTATCTTAGCATTATCTTTAGCCTCACGAAACTTATCAAACGTACTAGCTAACCAATCAAGGGATGCAGTATCTGTTTCTTCACCTACAAAGCTACTGTCAGCCATAATACCATCACGCTTCTTGTCACCTTTAGAAGCCTTCCTATCAGAGAAGTACTTAAGTATCTCTAGTGGATCAGTAGTAATTGGTGCTGTATTGAAAAATGCCATAACGTGTAATTCCTTATTAACTAAATATGCCTTCAACTACCTTAGCAATAACAACACCAGTAGCAGTACCTTTAGCAGCTTCACTAGCTCCATCATTCTGTATTTCAGCTAATTCTAAGGCGTGTTTTCTTTGCTTCTCGTTCTCAGTAGATTGGAAGGCATAAGAAAGCTTGTCTCTCTCTTGTTGTTGGGTAGCAGCATATGAAGCTGCAGCTTGTTGATTAGCAGCTTGTGCAGCAATCTTGTTCATCTCATTCTGTGCTGCAGTTTCTTGTGTTACTACAGCCTGATCCCACACAGCATTAGACTGAGCAATAACTAGAGCATTCTGTGTGTTAAACTGATCTCTTGCATTAGCCTGTGCAGTGTTGAATTGAGCAACAGCATTAGCTTCACCTGCGTTAAACTTAGCAATAGTATCTGTCTGAGTCTTGTTAAACGTGTCTATCTGCGTCTGTAGATTACTGAAGAACATATCTACTTGATTAGCACTAGATGCGTTAAACTGGCGCTCTGCATTGATTGCAGAAGTATCAGAAAGTAAAGCACCAGCTACACTTTGAGCTTTAAACATAGCTACTTGTTGTTGATTGTTTAGCGTAGTCATATCAAACTGTAGGAATGCGGTAGCCTTTTGTACATTAGCTTGCTGTAGATTAGTTAAGTTAGATAAGTCTAACTGACTCATTGCAGCGGCATCTGACATAATCTTGGCATTCTTAGCAGTCAAGTTAGTTATATCTACAGTCTGAGCCATTCTAGCATTCTCTAGCGCTACCTGCTGCTCAGCAGTAAAGTTTATGTTGGCTACATCAGCTATACGTGCAGAGTTTTGTACACGTACTTGAAACTTCTGGTCAAACTCCATTCCTAAGAACTTGGCACGTTGCTCTGCGTTAAACATAGCAGCTTGCTGTCTGTTAGACAATCCTTGTGCTTCAAAGGATGCTATTGTTTGAGCATCTTGCATAGCTATAGGTAATGCTGATTCCATAGCAGCCTGTACTACAGCCTGTCCTGCCATACTGGATGCCGCTAAACCTCTGCCAGCCATAATAGATGTAGCTGCTCTCATAGCACCTGCAGCCCATGCAGGAGGATCATTACCCTCAAAGTCAGCCATAAGTTGTGTTAGCTGTCCTTGTACTGTAGCGTCTGAAGAGGGAGCACCAGTAGCAGCAGTAAAGTTAGTCTCTTTTTTAGCTTTTTCAAAGTCTACTGTAGGTCCAGATATAAGTTGATCTGGTGTAGCTACAAGCTTATCAGGTGCTATTACTTTTTGTGCATTCTCTATTTGATCTACGGTGAGTCCAAGCTGAGCTAATTGCTGTGGGTCCATAGTAGCAGCTTCAGCTATAGCTTCTTCGCTAGGCTTACCTGTAGCTGCAGTAAGGGTATCCATAACCTTCTTGACTTCATCTGCAGCTTCTTTTGCTGTCATCTCTTTAGCGTCAAACTCAGTAGCTTTAGATATGTCTTCAGCACCTACTGCTGTAGTACCTACTGCTATATCTGAGTCACCTGCAGTAATCTTACCTGTTATCTTACCCTTCTCAATATCAAGGTCAGATACTTGCTCTGCCTCACCTTTAACGATACCTGTAGTAGGATCAGCTTGTATCTCAGCTTGTAACTGTGCAGCGCTCTTTACGTTCTGTCTCTTGAAGTTTGCCTGTGCCGTATAATAGTTATTTGTAGCTTGTGTAATAGCTAACTGTTGCTCTTTTACTAAGCCCTCTAGCGTAGCCCTATTTGGATCATCAGCAGCCATATTAGCTAACTGCGAGTCATACTGAGCCTTAAGTGATTGAGCAGAACTTAGAGCAGCTTTAGCCTCTTCAAAGCTCTGTACAGAACCTGTACTACCTTGCTGTGAGTAGTAAGACTTGTAGTCTTCTAATCCCTTATCATATATAGATTTCTTCTCAAGGTAATCCTTATTCTTAACATCCCAATCTGCAGCATCTAATTTCTTTTGTGCTATATACTCTTCTGCCATTCGTTTAACATTAGCAACTTCTTGTGCCATATTCCCTGTATCTGACTCAATTCTTTTGCCATCAGGTAAAACAATATAAGAAGCCTGACTAGTAGACCCAATCAAGTTTTTTATAGCGCCCCTTGCTTGAATATCACTCTCATTAAATGATAAAGTATCATCAGGGCGTTCACCCATCTCAGGTGCTTGTGGCATAGTAGGTAATTCAGGAGGTCTAGCAGGGTCTGGAGTAGGCTCTCCTGGACTTATTTCTATAGGATACTCTATAGGATATTTGCCATCCACAGGGTCTTTTGTTATAGGCAGCTTTGAGTCATCTATTATTATAGGCATACCAAAACTATCTCTAGCATCATTGTTAGGCAGACCTGTGATAGGATCATAGGTCATAGGTTGACCTAAATTAGCAGAAGTGTAATTACCCATCCCACCCGTAATATCTACACCATTAGCAGCACGAACTACACCACCGTTAGCCATAGCTATACGCCGTTTAGCTTGCTGAGCCATGTTGCCTACCCTAGACGAAACACCAGGATTAGCTGCCATGTATTTCACTTGTTCATCAGCTTGCATTCCTGCCATAGCTGGGTCAATCTTACCTAGTTGTTCAGGTGTGAAACCACCAAACTGCTTAGCCATATCTGTTTACCTTATTTGTTTACTGTCATCCATACTGCACCAGCAATGAAT